ATCAGGATTATACTTAGCAGACCCATACATCAAAGCTTCATTAGATGGTCCCATCTGTTTAAGTATGTTTATCTTAGCAAGCCATTGTTTCTTATCAAACTCACTTTTTAATTTACTATCCTCACCTTTAATATCTTCCGTTGCATCATCAAGTCTAGTAGTTAATGAATATAATAACCCACCTATACCTCCTACTAATGCTCCAACTGCATTACCAACTCCTGGTATAATAGAACCTAACATAGCTCCAGTACCTGCCCATCCTAAAGTATCACCTGCTATTCCTAATCCTTTACCTGCTGCTGTACTATTACCTCCTACGGAACTTGAAGCCATTTCTAATCCCATCCCAGCTAACATTGCAGGTAATGATAATCTTCCAGCCATCTTTCCATATTTACCAGCACTCCCTAAAGACCAACCTGTTTTAGTTCCTCTAGGTTTAAATGTAGATCGACCACCTCTCATTGAATATGGTTGTCCACCTTTAGTAGTTTTAGTATAACTACCTACCCCCATTCCTGCTAACCATGCTCCAGCTTTACCCATACCTCGTCCTACAGGTCCACCTGATGAACCTCCAGCCATAAGCATACTACCCATTCCAGCTTTACTTGCTGCGGCAGAATATCTATTAGCAGCTCCAGTCATTCTAGAATATCCAGCTACAACATTTCCTGATTGAGTTGTTAAGGAACCTCCCATAGCGGCATGGGCTAATTTCAAAGTCAATACAATTGCTCTGTAACCCATCACAGCAGTTCTGATTACTACAAATGCTGCTCCCATCATAGCCATCTTCTGACCTGTAGTTGTGGATAACATTTTATTAAGTAACATAACTAACAACCTTAACCCCTTAACTAAAGGATTAATCATAGGTTGTATTGCTTCACTGAATTTAATTTTAAATGTTTGCCATGTAGATATGAGTTGAAGTATACTACCTTCAGCAGTTCCCATTAATCCTTTAGAGATTTGTCCAGCATAACCCTTACTATCTTGTATCTCTGATAACAATCTTTGGTAATCAGATAAGTTATCAATAATTCCACCAGCTGCTCTTGCACCCCTTACACCGAAGATATCTATAATAGCATTCTGTACTTTAGCATTTCCTTGTAATCCTTTAGATGCCTCACCTACTTTTTTTAGAATTTCCCCGTAAGCAATAATATCACCCCTTGCATCTACAAAATCTTTTGGTGATAGACCCATTGAACTTAAAGCATTAATTTGTCTTTTAGTTGCTGATGATCCTGTGGCTTTCACCATATACCTTAAGAAGTTCTCTAGTGCTGTACCAGCCATTGAACCTTGTATACCAGAATTAGCCATTACCATTATTCCTGCAGAGGTTTCTTCTAGAGTAGCATTCAATCTTTGTGCAGTACTCTGTACGTACTTCATTGCTTCTCCATAATCATACAGAGTCATGTTAGCACTGTTAACAGATTTAGCAACTGTGTCTGAAAGTCTTTCTATATTACTGGCCTCCAGTGGTATCTTAAATGCTTTAGCTAAGTTAGTAACCCAATCCGCTGCTCCACCTCTTCCACCGACATCAGTTAATGTGGCCGTTGCTAATTCAGCAATAGATGCAATAGAATTATAGATACCTTCAGTTTTCATACCCGCTTGGGCCATCCACCTCATACCATCAGTAACTTGGTGTGCTGTAAAGATTGTAGCTTCACCGAGTTTGGTTGCTCTATCTGCTAATTTCTTATAACCCCCACCACCAAGAGAGCTAACATATTTCATCATGTACCCGAACTTGGCTCCTTCTCTATACCATCTACCCATACCAACAGTAGCAGCTAAACCAATAGCAGCTCCAGTAGCATTCATATCACGGGCCATAGATATCTGTTGTCTTTTCAGACGCTCAGCCTTTTGATACATAGTATCCATAGCACCAGATGCTCTACCAGCTTGCGCAGTAAAGCGATCCCTCATTATAAGGGATATACCTATAGCTAAATTTGAACCACCTACGTTGTACATATATTATTTCTTTTCTTTTTCTTCATATAACTGCAAAAACTTGAACCTTCTTTTTACGGACAGGTTCAAGAATTCTTGCAAACATATAATAAATTGGTTCCTCTGTAAAAAAACATATTGCTCTTCTAAATTTCCAGAGGAAAGAAGAAAGCCGGGTCAACTATCAATGGGTATAATTCTATTTGACCAGTTTTTGGATTCTTGATTTCTGATATACCGTAGAAAGGTTGTTCAAGATCATCTATAATTTTGTTGAGTTCAACCATTTCTCTTTTAGTAAAATACTTAAACGATTTTACTACCATCCATTTGCCATCAACTTCTAATTCTAAACCCATAGCAACTAAATTATCACTCCTAGAAATATCCTTTCCTTTAGCGGCTAAGAATTTTTCTGTGTGACCATTTGCTAAATCAAACCTAACTCTCTTACCTGATGTTAGAGTTGTATTAACCTTTTCATAAGGGTTAACCATATAAGGTTTCATCCTTTGAGCAAAATAATTATCATCACCTTCTACAGGAAACTTCTCATCAGTAAAGTCCCACACATAGGGACTCAAGTCTTCAGTATAAAATACTTCACCTCCGTTACTCTCACCCCAATTAAATGAAAACTTTATATCTGCCCCAATAGAGAATATTCTAGATTGGAATAATAAAAAATATTTATCTTTAATTGCTAGGCCTATAGAATCTTCGACTGATAGTTTACCACTCTTTGTTCTGTCTGTCCAAATAACTATTCCGCAAAGGAATATATTCATGTTATTAAAATCCTCTCTTAGTTCTTCTGAACTTAAAAGGTCATCATCATTACCATTTTGTTCTCTTATAATAAACCTTGTCCCACTCGGGCCAGTGATGTCTAATATATTATGGTAGAGTTTCTTGAGTTCTTCTAAATTAGGTCCTTCCATTTTATTAGTTTTATTTAATATATAATAGTGGAATCTCTATTAATAACAACAAATGGGGACTTGTTAAATCCCCACTTGTTCTAAATAAACTAACTCAAAAAACTAATCAACCATTAAAAGAAAGATACGCAGTACATTATAGTTTTACAATTTTATCTACACAAAGCTCAATAGATTCAATAGAGTTTTCAGCACTCATGCGATCAAGCTCTTGTCCATTAATTTTCTGTGGCCAACATCCGGTACAAACCCATGTGTTTAATATTGATGTACCATCTTCAGCTAATTCTGTAATGGTTACAATTCTTTTGTAATCAAATGGGGTTAAGCCTCCACCTATATCAGGATCATTAACCGAAGCAGCCCAATCTGAAAAATAGTTATCTGCTCCATCGGTTACCATTAGTTTCTCCAACATAATGTTTCCATAATTTGCCCGGCCTCCTGTTTTAATATCATGGTTGATATCTCCATGTGTTGCTACTTGGATATCTCTTTCAGGTATAGTTACTTTCTGAAATAAAAACGGGTTAATAGGAATTGGTATAATCTCAATTGTAAATAGATTAACTTTCCTTGGGTTTTCAATTTTTGCCATTTTGTTTATTTTATAATAGTTTTTATTATGTTAATTGAGATACCTCAGCAAATGTTGCTCCGGCTCTTGTTAGAGTTAATTTCAAATCAATTTCATTCATACCAGGTATTGCTCCTATCAATAACTGAATTTTATAAATACCATTCGATACGTCAGCTGCATTATTAATTGTTAAATTATCTAAGCTTGAAGCATCTTGATCACCATGCCACTCATAGGAATACATAGCTCTCTTATCTACCAGACCATTCATAAAAGGTTGGGCTGTGTAAAATATTCTTCTCCAAGTAGGTATATCATTTGGCTCCTCTAAGAAAGTCTCTAGTAGAGGTATTAATGTTTTCCTTAGATAGATTACTAATCGAACTACATTATTAAACTTCTCTTGGTCATCGGCTAATTGTGATGAATGATTACCCCATAAAACTGTTTGACCATTTTTAGTTATGGTCATATTGATTTGCTTAGCGGCCAAGTTGTTTAGATCATCGTATGTTGCTGGTGTTCCAAAATTATTTGTAACTCCTAATACCCCTTGTAATACTCCTCTATTTAAACCTGCAAAAGAATACCAAGGTCCAAAGTCCTGAGCTGATTTAGATGCTAATGCTACAACATCAGCAGCTTCAGTTATATCAATCTTCTGTGATGTGATGGGATCAAATATAGTTATACCACCTGAAACAAGATATGCAAATTTAGTATTAATCCCTAGCTCATCCCTTTTAGCTATCAATGCTGTAGTTGTTTTCAAAGAGATTGGTAAGTGAACTACATATTGTAAATCCTCTCTATTAGTTGCATAAGAAGCTCCTGCCACATTGACAGCATCGCTACTGTTATCCAGAGCAATCATTTCATAAGCATCATCATAAGCATCAAAGGCATGTAATCCATTCTTAGCGGCAGAGTCTCCAATATAATCAGCATCGACTGGAGTAGTTCCATCTGACCCAGTAATATAAGAAAATGATATAGGTTTGATAGGTACTAATTGTCCTACAAAATTTGATAGGTTACCATAGGTTACATTAATATAACTTGACCCCTCAACAATATTTTTCAAGTAAGTTGATTCTCCTGCTGTTGGGTTTCCGGTAATAATAAGGTTATCATATATCTCAACAATATCTTCTGTTTGATGTGATAGAGTTATTTTGAAATAATTAACCCCACCGTTTGATGCCTCACCTAAAGTAATATTAAAGTTGTTTCCATCTACACCAGCATTCTTTAATACTAATGAAAATAAAGTTTGTCCGTCATTATCTACTATAGATGTTATATCTGTTTGAGAGTCTACTGCTTGTGAAACTCCACCAGTAATAGTGATAGCAGTTAAACTTAATGTAACCCCTTCAGCTGGAACAATATACATATCTGTTGCATCTCCACCATTATCAATCACATAAGCATCTACTACAAATGCAGATGTTTTAATCTGTGCTGCTAGGTTATTAAATGTAGTATTTGAATCAGTATCAAAACTTACAGTTGTTATATCAACTCCATTGATTGTCATATCAATATCATTATCTATAATAAAAGGGGCATCTATTTCAAATAATATCAATGGTGATGGAGTGGCTAAAACTGCATCCAATGTTGATTCATCAGTAGGGTCAGTATAATGCCCCACTCTACTAAATCTTATGTTACCACCTTTCTCTAAGATTCTACGAACTAATAGTGGTGCATTAGATACATCTGATAAACCTCCATAGATATCTACAAATTTTGGCCAACTGTTTATAATGTCTACTGGGTCTGCGAAAGGACCTCTAACACTTTGTCCTGAAACAAAACTAATCCCAGTTGCTGCTGGTGATACTACTTGTGTAAGGTTTTCTACAGAAAATTTTACTCTTGCTGCTTTACTCATTTCTTATTTTTTTAATTTTTTAGGAATCAGAAATTTATAATTATATAAACTAAGGTATTGTTATAAAGTCAAAACCATTCTATTACTTCAATAGTAGCTGATATTTGACCTTTAGTTGATCTATGTAATTGATTTAGAGTTTCTCTACTATGTGTAACATCTGTGTACCCATCGTTATCTATATCCTTAGTCTTTATACCAGGACAGATACATCCTTGAAGTTCTTTATATGTATTAGCCACATGTATTTTACATTCAGTTTTTCTAGGTGTATTCTTTATCTCCCATAGCATCTCATTAAAAGCCGGTGAGTATTCCCAAACCATATCATATATCCCAGCATCAAAACAACTATTGTAATCATCACCATCTACTATACCTCTCTCTATTACTATAGAACCATATACCGGTTTTCCTTTATCATTATATATTGTAAGGAATCCAAATGTTTGGTTATGATCCTGCCATAGTCTTACTAAGAAGAACCGGTATTTCATTTCTTATTAGTTGTTAAGATATATACTAAAGGTGGGAGCATTGCGAATATCTCACCCATTCCTGTTGTGTATAAATCTATAATAAATGATAATGCAAATAATACTATTGCTAAAATCATTCCTATTAAATACTTAAACCAAAGAATACTACCATTCTTGTTACCAAAAAATATTCCTATATATGATGATAATATAGCAACCCCCGTAAATACATAATGCATAAATACTATTGTACTTATCCACCAAGTTATTTCTATACCATTAGATTCAGCTAATGTAATTAAGGTTACTGGTGTAAACATTACACAGGCAAATAATAAACTTGTTTGTCTATCCCAATGCTCTTGTCTTATTTCTTGTTTTTTCCCGAAGAACAAATATTTTCTTAATTCAAACATAACCATATTTCTTTTAGGGTGGTTCCACGACCTATCCCTATATATAATAGATATAGACCATAATGTAATAGTGAGGAAAAAAGAAAATATACCTAATGCATATTGACTCCATGATGGTGCATAATTCATTAACACCATTGTTGAGGTTAATATGATTATTAATCCTGCTAAAATCTTAGTCCAAAGTTGTACACCTTTCATAATTTATTTTTCTCTTGTTGAAACTCCTTTCCACGGGTCTTTAAAAAGAGTAAAGATTAAAGTGTCCCGT